ATTTGAATCGGTCATCTTTATAGGTTAGAGATTTCTTTACGAGCTTTAATCAAGGTTTTCCTGACTAAATCTGGTTTTATTCTGGCAACATTTCCAGACTTATCATCATCATACCTTCCTTTTCCATCTGGACCTTGTATAACAGCAAATTCAAGAGCCAAATCTTCATGTGCTGCATCTAAGTCATCACTTTCACCTAAAAGATAAGCTGTTAGATTTTTACGTTTTTCACCACCAGTTAACATTCCCCAGAACAGTCTGTCTTGTACCGCAGGTGTCATAATGGCATCACTTTCTATACCTGCCATTTCTCTTGCTTGTTTTAAAGTACCTTTAATAAATTGATAAGCACCTACAGCAGATACCTTACCTTCCTCTTGCATTTGTTCCATTTCAGCTATTGTTTTACTCGTTATGTCCATCTTGCCTGCTGTGCCTGTAGGACCACGATTAAAAGCATTGTAAAGACCACTACCTAATGATTCTCTACTTCTTATGAGTTTCGCTAATCCACCAAAGTCAGGTACTGGTTTGCCTTTGTATTTATCAATAAATTTAAGTTCTGGTGCAGGTATTGTTAATTGCTTGCCAACGTCTAATCTGTCTGGATTTTCTATTTTATTTATATCTATAAGTTTATTTAATTTAATATCAAATCTATCTGCTATTCCTGATAATGTATCTCCTGATTTAACGGTATAAGATCTGGGTTTACCTTCTAAATCACCTGCTACAACAGGACTAGATAAAGAATTTATAGCTTTAGTTATGTCTTCCTCTGTAACACCATCTTTAAAAAACTGCCTTAAACCTGGAATTAATTTAAAAAAGTTTCTTTCTGGTCCATCATCTTCTAGCTCTTCGTCTTTTTTATCTTCAACTATTGTTTCCTCCTTCTTAGGTTCTGTTGTGATTTCTGTTTCTACAAATTCTTCGTTATAAATTTGTTCTGCTGTTGTAAAAGGTATTCCAAAATCATCAACTAGAGCTTGTATTTGAAGTTCTCTTTCTGATTTTGGTTTATCAAACACATCTTCAAATCTGCTTTTTTGAAATTCTAATTCTTCACCTTTAGCTCCCCTAAGTTCAATTATGTCTTTATAATATTCTCCTTGTATTTCTCTAAATTTATCTTCTCTTTCCTTACCATCTAAACCAGGTACATAAATTTCATCAAGGAAACGTCTATCATAAAACGTTTTTAAATTAACATAAGGTTCTCTTTTACTAACTGTATCTTCTAACCATTCTACGTTGCCAGCAGCATCAACTTTACCTATAAGTTTTGCAGCTTCTAAATGAGTTCTTTGTATTTTTGAATCGTAATTAACGCTTTTTGCAGTTGAAGCATTTGCTCTGTCAAAAGATAATTTATATCTTTTTTCATCTTCTGGGGTCATACTGCGACCAATTTGTTTTTTAATAAATTCAAGATCAGTAAACATTTGATCTCTATTATTTGCATAATATTGCGTAGCAACTTTACGATCAAAATCATTAAATAATTCATCTCTATCGGTAGCTACTATTTCAATAGTGTCAAAAACAAATTCTCTGAGGTCTTGATTTTCTAATAATATTTTTTCTGCAAGGTCTATATCATTAGGATTAGCTAATAGTAATTCTTCTATTCTTTTCTTATCTTTTTCTTCAAATTCTTCTTTTTGAAATTTTTTTAATTCATTTTCTTTTTTTATTAAACCAATTTCAAAGTTAAGCATGGTTTCACCATACAAATCACCAACTACTCTTTGTTTTACAGAGCCATCCTTCTGTATTTCTCTTTGTCCATATTTTAATTCTTTAACCAAATCAAGATATTTTGATGCTTCAGCATAACCACCTTGTCCACCTTCTCTGTTAATGTTAAATACTCTGGCAGCTTGATCTTTAATTATTTTTAATAAATTTTCTCCTGATACATTATCTGTAAAACCTAAATTATAATTTTCTTCTATAACATCTTGTATATTTGCTTGTGCCTGTTCTTTTGTTATTTCCCCTCCATCAAATAGTGACCAATTAGAAAATATATTTTGTTTTAGTTGAGTGTTATTTCTTTCTATTTTAAATTCACTGTTTTCTGTTAAATGAGTGTCGTTTGTATCTTCTAACGTCTTTAAAAGGCTAGGGGTATAAATATCAGCTATTAAAGTAGATCTTATATTCGGTAAGTATTCCTGATTGATATTACCTAATTGCTGTTGAAATTCCTGATACTCTGGAGAATCTAGATCAAAGTTACTTATAGGTATGCCAACTGTTTCACCATTAGGAAGAGTTTTAGTAACTCTATAGTTTTGATATAAACTCTTTGCTTTTCTATTAGTGTCTAAAGCTAATAGCTGTGCATCTCTTTTTTCATATCCATACTGTGCAAATATATTGCCACCAACTAATTGTCTAGCAACTCTTTTGCCTTCTTTTTTATTAACTTCTTTTAAAACTTTAGGCAATTCTTTTTTGCCTTCTTCCATTCTTATTTGCATACCTCTTGCAATTTCTTCTTTTTTTATTTCTTCTAATTTTGAACCAATTATTTTTTGTAAGGCAGGATTTACAACAGCAAGTGTTTCAGCTAACTGCTCAATACCACTTTTAGGTTGTACAGATACAGGTTGTACAAAAGTATCTACAGGACTTGCTTGAGGTTGAAAGGCGGTGCTTTGAAAACTATTAGTCATTAGACGTTAGAAGGTGCTGTAAGTGATGCGTATTGAGACAGTCCCTGGGTGGCTGTACCAAGAATAATAGAACTTAAGCTTGGTATCTGATTATATGCCTGATTTACCTGACTTTGTAACTGATTACGTCTGTTATCTCTCTGTGCTACAAGACCTTGTGTATTTCTTCTATATTGTCTGGTTGCTGATTCAAGTGTTTGATTTAACGCTTCTCTAGCATTAGCTGTCTGTCTTTCCTGATCTGATAATAATAAATTCACTGTTAACCCTGCTCTCTCACTAGCTCTAATTGCTCCTCTTGCTTGTATGCCCTGTATTGTCTTAGCTAATCTACTTTGTGCTGTTGTAGCCTGTTCTTCTTTTAACCTACTTCCTAAAGCTGATTGTTGATTAGCAAAAGATTCATCTACTGATTGGCTTGCTTCAACCGCTGTTTGATATGTCTGTCTAGCCTTTTCTTGTTTTTCTCTTCTATTTACAAGACCACCTATTAAACCAATACCTAGACTTGCAGCAAATGGTAAAGCAGCAGCTCCTAATGGTGCACACATTTAAGCAATCCTCAGAAATTCGTAGAATGGTTTTTCTTGGTCTCCATACTTTTCATAATAATTCACAAAAGTAAATCCCAATGCTTTTAACCATTTGATCGCAGAATGATTCTCTGCATATACAAAATTATATAAGACTTTGTAAGATTTCAACAGGTTATCAACCCATTCTCGACCTTTTCTTATAAGTTGTATTTTATATTTTTTATTAGTAAATAATTCATCAGTACATATCATCCATATACAACCATCACTAATAACACCACATAACCCCATCGGTTGATCATTATCACCAGCTATTGTTAAGACCTGTTCACCTGCTAAATACGTTAGACGTAAAGCATCGGCTGGTTCTTGTCCTGTTTGATATACAGCTTCCAACCGATCCATCTCTCTCATGTTTTCACATACATGATTAAGATCTTTTAAATTTGCTTTTCTTAAATAACCCATTAAATACGTCTTGACCTCATATGAAACATAGCTTCATATTCAGCACTGGCTAGTTGTGTTGGTAAGAATGTGTCATTCTTTACATCTATATCCACTCTATCTGCTCTGCTCATTATCGGCACCTTAAATGTACCTGACTCTAAATTAATATCTCCCAAGGTAGAGGAAGTAGAACCGAGAAAACGACCAGTGAATTTATGGGTAGATGTGTCTCTGTTCTCTGGTGTAACCTCAACTTTAAAGAATCCAGTATCTTCAAACTTGATGTAGAAATGATGTAGTTGTAATCTGCCACTCAGTATCTCATCTCTACCTTGCGCTGATTGCATCAGTCTTCTCTGACTGAATCTATAGTGCATTTCATATGGTTCACCAATAATAAATTTACTATTGCGATAATCACCATTAGCAGTAATTGTAGCTGTTGAACCATCAGTAGAGTTTGTTGTAGCTACAAGCTGTCCTGGTTTTAGTGTTTTAGTATTACCCTGTGTATCAACAAAGGTGCTTGTCTCTCCACTAGCTAAGTATCTACCAACCACATTCATACTTGCTCTTAATCCATAAGGAACAGTAAAGGTAGTGACATCAGTAGAAGCGTTATAAGCTACTGAGACACCAGTAGAAGCTTCTGTAACCTTATGATCTAAGCAAAACTTAAATGTAGCATTAGCTTCTTTAGAATTCGCTTCAAATGGTATCTTCTCTATGCTTGTACCATTAGCTTCCTGTACGACTACAAATAAATCAGTACCAATAAAATCTACATTCAGTATTGTTCTATTACTATCTATCGTATAGGTAGACCATGAGTTAAGAATCTTCTGTGATTGATTACCAAATAACCATCTGTTAATAAATAATTTATTTGGATTATCAGTACCTAATAAAACAAGAACATCTTCACTGGTTGAGACTGCCAACTTAAATATATTTACTGGTATTAATCTAGGAACATGAACAGTGATATTAGCAGCATCTCTTATCGTTAAATCTTCCTGTGTTACATATTCTCTTACACCAGCAAACTCACCTTTATCAGTTAAATAATAAATACTATTACCAGAACTTACAGGAGAAGCAGCATCACTACTTTCAAACTCTGTTGCAACAACAATAGTTGCTGTCTTAGGGGTAAGAGTAAGAACAGATGAGGAGGTAAGAACAAACTGTGTCTGATCAGAGAATAGTATTAACTGTTCTGCCATCGGTACAGCATGCTTCAAGATAGATACTTTTGTATGTGAAGCTGCTACGTCTATAGGATCACTGTCAACAACAGTTAAGACTGTTTCTCTAAAGAACTGAAAGAACTCAGATACCGTTGTAAGTATTACGTTATCGTCAGCTAATACTCCTAATCTGCTTCTATAGAAAAATATATTATTGATCTTCTTGCCAATAAAAGAAGGGTTTGGATTTGATACAAGATCACCTACAGTTCTTTCTCCCCACTTAGGCAAAGTAGAATTATTAACTTTACCAAAAGCTACATTACCACTTGTAGTTAGAGAACCTGCTGCTGTAAACGTAAACGTATTTGCATTTGTAACTGTAATAGTAAAAGTACCATCAACACCATTACCAGAGGTAAAGTCAAACTGTACTGAATCACTACTGGATAATCCATGATTAGCAGAGGTTACAGTTACTGTTGTGCCTGATTGGCTATAAGTTCCAGCAGTATTTAGGTCTGTATAAGTATCACCATCCACTCTTGCAAATCTAAAATCACCATCACTTTGTCTTATAAGAATATGTGGCATTGTGTCGTAATCAAACTTAAATTCAATACCACTTTCAGCACACTCTTCCCACTGCCCTTCTTCTAACGTGCCATCTACTGTGCTGTTGTTAGCAACAAACCTAACGTAATAATTATCAAAGTCTGTAGTGTCATCTCCTTTTACCTCTACTACATAACCATGAGGAGAGACTGTTGGAAGATCAGAGAACCTCTGAATACTATCTTTTACTACTACAAGATCCTGATTACCCTGTGTGTCATTACCATCAATAGAAAAGTTAGATCCATCTGTTTTCTTTACATGAACAACAGGGCCATTCTGTTGAAAAGTAAAACCTGTCAAACCAGCAGCAAGACCTGTTCTTAAATCTGTAGCTACCTGTGTAGTACTGAGTGTAGAGTCAGAAGCTGTACTGTCAGAGACTGTCACCCCATCAACTGTTACTGAATAAGTGGTTTTATCTGATACTTGACTTACAAAGATTACTGCCTGTGTGATATTACCTGGTGATAAGTCACTACTATTCATTGCAGTAGTAACAGTCTTATTAACAACAAAGGTGAAGTCTGCAACCGTAACAGTTTTTATATCACTTCTAGGAGTTGTTGTATTTAAATATGTCGTGCCATCAGGCTTTTGTACTGTTCTTTCCGTTCCATCTAATTCAAAAACTCTTACATTGCCATTACTGAATACAGAAATAAATCTCTGATCTACATCTCTATTAATAGTTTGTACATGGACATTACCTAAAGTTGTATTAGAAATATTAGCTACATATTCAAGACCAGACCTCTTTGTAAGACCAAGGACAGGGTTGCTATCAGCATTGTCTTGTATATCAGCATGATCAGCTTGTTTTGTAGCATCTGAAGCTTGTGATATACCTCTTAACAAAGTAGGTATAGACTTAGAAATTAAACCCATTGTTATCTAATTAAAGCTCTGGAAGGTGAGTAGGTATCAAAGACACTTGTTAATGAAGGATCTCCTCTAAGGACGTTATGATCTCCATTAGCTAAGTCTGTTTCCATCAGTATAGCTCTAGCTTTTTCTTCGTCTTGTTGTGTGTAAGTTCTTA